CTCTTTGATATTAACGTGCCATCACGCTTATATCCATTTTTTGTAACACCACCATCATCTAAACGCAACTGCTTTTGAATTATCCATTGCTTTATTGCACTTATTGGTGGGCGTTTGCCTCTTGGTCTTCCCTCATTTACCCATTTGTAATATTCTAATAAACTAATCTCAATAGAATAAACACCTCCAGCAAACTTAACCGGACTAATTGTAATACTTTTTTGCAACCTACCCGAAGCATTACTATCGCTTCCATATTTGTTTATTCTATTTAAATTTTCAGAAGCATCATCAGCAATTAGTGTAGCATATTTAATTAACACCTCCTCAATTGCATTGAAACCAACTGGAGATACTAAATCAACTTGCGACCTACCTAAATTACTAAACTCACTTTGTGCCATACTTCTTATTCATTTTTTCTACTTGGTCTCTCTCGTTCTTTGATTTGTCCTTTAAATATGCCAAACCATTCAACGCTTGTATTATCGGTAACTCCCAAACCTCATCTAACGTAACTCCCTCAAATCCTTTAAGAAGTTCTGCATTGTATATCCATCCCCATCTACTTTCAAAGGTTTCAACAATTCCCTCACTTGGTGCTTCGTTAATTTCTTCTCCCTCATCAGTTGTTTGATTGAATAATGCACCGTAGTTTTTGTTAAATCGTTTGTAAGTTTCCAAAAAAAAACCGATGCACCATAAGCATCTGCAAAATTTGCTTTTAACATATCTTCTGCAACCTTGCTATGTTCAACATCTCCATACTTACCCGATACCCAACTAAACCATTTCTTTCTTAATGGCTTACAAATTGATGCCAGTATCAAATGCAAGTTTCCAATCAATCCACCATCGGCACTCATGAATGAAGTTAAATCTACATACTGCCCATACGTTATCTTACTTGCATATAAGCACAACTCATAACGCTTACCATTTGCCTTTATAATGTTAGTTGCCTTTGCTTCCAATTCGCCATTATGCAAAAATTGTATTGTGGCTTTTAACTCATTAAACTTCTCAATCGAAAGGTTATCTACTTCACTTTCGTTCAACTCATTAATCAATGCTACCAGCTTAACCTCTTTTTCAAAATCATTCAAATTCTCATCTATAATTATTCCATAGATGTGCTGGTAATCCTCAATAGTTATATTACTCCATTGCTTCATATTATAAAATATAAGTAAATAAAAAAAGGAACATACGTTCCCTACTTGAAATCTTTTAAATCGCTATCTTTCCTAAACTTCTTCCAATCACTTGATACGGTTATGTTCCCACCCAAGTCAATATAATCTTTTAGGTATTGCTTAAACGCTTCGGGGTCTTTCTTGGCTATCTCTTTTATGGCTACCACTTTCCCAGCTTTCATCTCGTCAAAAAACTTAAATGCTAAATCTTTCATTGATTATGTTTTTGATTATAATACTCCTCGCCATCCAAAAATTCATCATATCTTCCAGCATGATATGCTTCTATTATATTCTCTTTCTCAATGCTTTCAAGGTAATCAATGCTCATCATCAATCCTTCTATTGATACCGATTTCATATGTTGTGAGACCTCAATCAATGAATTTTTAATAACTTGTATTGCAGTTTTCTTTTTCATAATGTAAAGATATTAAATTAAAGTGTATTTACCGAACGATTGAGATTTCATAAATATCTTGTTAGCCAGTGCCAAGGAACAAACTGCATCATCGTGAAGTCCATTAGGTGCAGAATATCTTACACCGGTGTTTGTGTACTTGTATTCAAAAATGCTTAACTCCTCAACTATAATACCATCGGGGTATTTGATAGCACCTTGCTGAATAGAAGTTACCAGGCCCTCCATAAGTTGTTGCTTGCTCGTGCTTGTAAACTTAAAACCTTCAACCAAATGGTCATCACGTTGCAACTCCTCAACTATCGGGTCACCTACACCAGTTGCATCAATCAGTTTAGGCACCTTATCTAATTGACGTATTTTTTCTTTCGTAGTAGTCCAATCAGACTGAAACCTATCCAAGTGACAAACGTAGCCATTGTTGTCAAACCCAAGTATAACAGTATAATCATAAGATTTAGCAAGGTCAATGCCGTAGCAAATAGGGTTATTGTTGGATAAAGGCGAAATGTTTTGGCGTATAAAGTCAATACCAAACGGATTAGCTGCATTCTCCATCGGATTAACAAGATACTCTTGCTCAAACGCTGCTTTAGGTAATTCAATTTTTGCTTGGTCAATTTCATTTTTGTCTATATAAGGGTTTTCGTAAGTTGTGTATTTAAAAGATTTCCATTCTCCCTCATCACGCAAATAAAGACCGTAGAAGAAGTCTTTACCTCTTGGTGTAGAGATAAACGTAGCCGAGCCTTTGAAGTCCGTTAAGGTCGGTCTAATGGCGTTGTTCCAAGCATCTTGCAAGTGTGGTATGTAGGCTGCTTCATCAATGATAACATTGTGAAATTTCAAACCACGAAAATCATCCAAGCGTTCACCGGTAAAAAAACGTATTTCGCCACCAGTCACAAACTTGAATATCAAGTCGGACTTGTTTGCTAATGCTATTTGTGTTGGTACTAATTTGGCAATATCGTCAAAGAATACTTTTGCCAGCTTGTATGTTGGGGTAACATAAGCAGTAACCCGACCCGATAATGCTTCTTGTATAGATATGTTTTTACTGATAAGTGACTTACCCCATCTCCGACCGCACATAAGAACCTTAAACCTCGCATCGCTTTCTAATACTGCACGTTGCCCATCGTGTGGTTTATTCAGTTCTATCGTTACTTCCATCTTTGTAAATAACCTTTATCTCCATACCACCAGAAGCGTTTAGGTCTACTTGTTCTTTAGGTTTGCCATATACTCGTGTAAGTAATGTTTCAATAGAGTAAAGACTGCCTTTCTCGATTGACTTTCTGATTGCACTTGCGATAGTTTTTTCAAGTACCGTTGCTTTCGGATTTGTGTAAACCTCTTTGAGTTCATCTATTGTCATTGACATCAATACTTGTATGGCGTCGTTTACTTCTCCCAGCTTGTACCCTTGGGAACGTAACTCTGATACATACTTTCTTGGTCTACCATTTGGGTTAGCGACTTCGCCTTTCTTGAATGGTTTTAAATTTTCGTTATTAGCCATTTCCTCACTATTATCTCACTATTAATTATCTTCCTTGACCTCTATATTTCTTTGCGTCATCACGCTTGTTCTTGTGCTTCTTGGCTTTACCTACCTTACGCTTACCAAACGATACTTGTTTGTTCGATGCAGTTGCTTTCTTTGCCATTATAGTTTACCTCTTTTTCTTAATTCAATATAAAACTCGTGTGTATTGTATAGGTATTGTTTGTGCTGCTTCTTGTCCCCAAATTCCATATGATGTTCTCTGCATAAAGCCATAAGGTTATCAATCGTATCCGGTTGCTTTGTGCCACCCATTCCTCGTGCTTCGATATGATGTATATCTACTGCACCAATACCACATATCTCACAAGGTATGAAGTCACTTTCGTCAAAGCCAAAGAATTTTAAATATAGTTTAGTATGTTTTTTCACTATTCTAAACCCTTGAATGCTTTTAATGGATAAAATACTAAAGAGTTTCTATAACCACCTTCTTTTGTTGGAACAATAGGTGTTACCCCATGAACATTACGCCACGCTGGATAAACAAGCATAGAATTATTACAACTATCAACAGTTGCTCCATAATCCGGAACAGTTGTATTTCCTCCGATTGCGTTTTGTTTTTTTGCAATAATTACATTTACACAACCTTCAATATTTCCAGTATCTCTATGAAAACCAGCTGGTATATTAAAGTTAGAAATTGAGCTTGTAAACAAATTTCCGAACCTATATTTTTGTGGTGCATTCTCTTGTATCAATCTTAACTGCCTTTCGTAAATATGTGGAGTTAATTCTTTTAATAAATTTTCACTCTCAACACATAACATAAGCATTGCCCTTATAAATGTTTGGGCAGAAGAAACTTGATGTACACTACTTATACTTGCGTATGGTCTTCTCATATGAGGTCTTGGTGGTACACCACCTAATATACAAGACATTTGCTCTACAAGATTTTCAGTTCCTCTCTTGCCATTTTCTTTATATCCCTTCATAACATTAGCAGAACGAACCATTACGCTTTTCGGAACTCGTTTACTTATAAATTCATTATTTGCAATATCTGCAAGTTGAGAAAGTTTAGGATTATACTTTGATATATCTTTAATATAAAAACCAATTATTTCTCCATCATCTTCAAAAAAACAATCTTCGGTTATATTTGGTTCTATGTGTCCGCATATATCTCCAATTTTTACATTATGTTCTAATTTATTTAAAGAAATTATTTTCATTTTATTATTTTTTTATAGTGTGCTGCAAATGCTTTAATATCTGTCTTCATATCTTTGCGACCATTCTTGTCCTTCATTGTTATAAACGGATACCACTCTTTACACATTTTTAAGGCACTTTCCTCATCTCGCTTTGCCTTATATTCATCTTGTAATCCACCAGTGTTGCTTCCTACATCCGGACAACTAAACCAATAATGATTGAACCTCAATATGCCATTACCGTATTTAATTGTTTGTAAAGCAAAATCCCTATCTTCCTTCATATTAAATTCCGGTCGGTAGTTCCAAGTTATCTTTGGTACGTTTATCAGAATGCAAACCTCGGCAAACTTTTTGTTTATAGAATACTTTGTCTTTTCGTGCCAAGCATGTTGAGTATAGTTAATACCAATAACTTCAAATGGTAACTGCTTTGCCTTATCTAAAATATCAAACCAAATAGACGCATCCTTCTTAATAGTTTTTCCGTTATAAATTCCAAACGAAGTAACATCGTCATCGCAAATGATAACCCATTCGTGATTGTTACTTCTTGCAAAGTCAAGCATAAAATTACGAACATATCCAATACCACCATTATCTTTATTTATGCTAATCTTGTTTGGTACTTCATACTTATCTAAATCTTGTGGCTCTATAAAATGAAGAAATTGGATACCAGCTTCTTCAAATAGTTTATATGTTTTTGTTTTTGGTCTTCCTTTACTTGGAATGTAAACTATCATATTTTATCTTTTTCTGCTTTCAACTTCTCCATAATAAAACCACCAATATAAAGTTTCTTATCTCTCCAAAACTTTACCAGCTCTTGTGCTTCTTCATAGTGCTCGGCTTCAAACTCAATTTGTATTGCTTTCTTTACACCACTTGCCAAGTCTTCAAGAAGTTGATCCATACCTTCATCACCATCAAGTATCGAATAATCCAAATCCCCGAGTGAGTCAAATTTAGGAATATCAATTCCCCATTCTTTTAACTCGGTATCATCATATTCATTAGCTAACATATCCCAATCCCATTCTCCATAACCAACATTATCCTTAATAATAAATTCCTTTTGTTGTTGCTCACTTAAATTAGATGCCTTAATGATGTGTATTTCTTTCAAACCGGCTTCTTTACACGCCTTTAAACGCATATTACCACCGAGAACCATCATATCATCATTCACGACAATAGGTCTTATCTCTAACATTTCCGGAAATTCATTTATTGACTTAACAAGTTTTCTGAATTTATCATCTCTGATAACTCTTGGGTTGTTTGGGTTTGCGATTATTTCGCTAATTTTTACTTTTTTAATCATAAACTATCTATTAAACCTTCTATTCTATTTAGTATCTTAATCTTAATTCCTATTCCATTACCAATCGTATCAATATCTTCCAGCTCTCGTAGTATTTCTATGAGTGCTTGAATTTCTTGCAATGCGCTAACATTCATTGGTAGCATTATTCACCATCTATTTGTTTAAGTTTACGTTCAGCCCAAGCAATACCCTCATCTCCTCCCCAAGCATCCCACATTAACTTTCCACAACCTTCTCCGTATGGTGTGTCTTTGCTTTGTTGGTGCCTCTTAAAAGCACTCATTCGGGCAATAGTGTCACGACTAATTGGCTCACGATTTGCCAGTTGATTGGCACGAACCTTTCCTACTTGAGTTCCACAACTTCCCCATCCATTTTCTTCTGCATACTTGATTGCTCTTTTTGCATTATCACTTGCTGCTTGTGGATAGTCATCATACGTTTGCTCTGCATAAATACCTTTCGATAGCAATG